CATCAGAAACCGTGGTTCCCTTTTCATCTACTTCTATATTAGAAATTGCTTCACCAGCTTTATAGCCACCATAAGCAGCCAATCCAGCTAATGCTCCTGTTCCTGCAGCTACGCCAGCAGCCTTTAGACCAATAAGACCACCACCTTTAAGAGCAGTTCCTGCTGCAGCAGCAGCTGTACCAAAGCCTGCACCACCTACAGCTTCACCAGAAATATCTCTTGCAACTTGATTTTCAACACCAGCAACATCCATTGCTGTATCCGAAATTCCTCTTCCAACTTCATAACCTACCATTCCTGCGCCAAATCCTGCAAGACCTCTTCCTAATCCTTTGGCCATATTAATCGATTTTTGTCCTACGGATGGTTTACCAGATGATGGTGTTACTTTTGCGGATCCAGCAGTAGGGGGAGCAGATTTCTTAGCGGCTGCAGCCTGTCTAGCTGCTTCGGCTTCCGCTTGTTGTTTACCTTGCGCAGCTTTTCTCATTTCTTCTGCTTTTTGCTTTATATAATCATCAAAGCCAGCTTCACTTGGTCTCGGAGCTCTTCCTGCTGATGGATTTGGTGCAGATTTTGGAGTTGGTTTTGGTTCTGCTTTTGGTTCTGGTTTTGCTTGTGGCTTAGGTTCGGGTTTTGGTTCTGCTTTTGGTTCAGGTTTTGAAGCTGGTTCTGCTTTTGGTTCTGTTTTTGTTTGACCTTTAGCTTGTCTTGCTTTTTCTCTTTTATTTCTAAGAGTTTCACGCATAGCAGCAGCCTGTTCTGGATTTTGTGCATTTCCAGACACCCATGCTTCAATTTGTTCGTCGCTCATTCCACTTATATCTTCACTTAGAATTGTATATAAAGAAGAAAGCTTTTCATATTTTTCTTGTAAAGAAATTGCTTTATTGTAATAAAGTTTAGTTATTTGGTCCATGATTAAATCCTATAAGTTTTTGGAGCTGTTTGTGATGTAGATTGTGTTTTTGTGCCAGTTTGTGATTGGCTTGCCATCTTTGTTTCAGCTTCTTTTCTTCTAACTTCATCAGCTCTTTTAGCTAGATCTGCAACAACTGAACGATTTTCTGCGTCTTTGGCTGCTTTTTGTTCTGGAGTTCTAAATTTAATTTCAGCTTCTCTTTGAGCCATTCCTGCAATCTTCTCATCAGACATATCTTTTGAGCCTTGTAGTTCTCTTTGAGCTCTTAGTCTATTGACTGCGATTGTTCCTCTGCCACTGGCAGATTGTTTAGACATATCAATCTGACCCATTCTAACAAGTCTTTCCTCGGCCTCTTGTCTTCTTTGTTGATTTCTATTTGCCCAATAAGATTTTCTTCCCTCAATATACTTTTGTTTATCTTGGTCTGATGGTGCTTGATTGGGTTTTGTTGGTTTGTCGCCAAAGATTCCGCTTTGACCGCCTCTATTTGGATCGTTCATTGCAGCTATTTGATCCGGAGTTTGTTGAGTTATGTCTTTACCAACAAATGTTTGATCACCAGAAGTCTGAGCTGGCTCTGAAACAGGAGTTGGTGCTGCTGGTGTTTCTTCGGCTGCAGCTGCTTGTGTTTCTTCTGGAGAAGCTATTTGTGAATCGGGTACCCAAGATGGTTTTGGACTATATTGTCTTCCAGAACCTGTTGTTACAACATCTGGGGCACCAACTTCTCTACGTTCTGCTTCATCTGCAGCAATTTGATTGAGACCTTCTTCTCTTTTTAGTTTACCAGACAATTCACGCATTCTCATTTGTTCTGCTGTAAGTGGAACACCGGGCTTAGTAACTTGGTTTTCAATTTCTTTTTCTAGGTCAGCTGAAGTCAGACCACTTCCACCTGCAGATTGTTCAAGATCAAATTGATCTTGACTACGTGCCATAGCAGAACGAATTTTATTTTGTCTTGCTCTTTCTTGTGATTGCTCACCAGACATCGTTTTAGACGGAGGTAAAAAATCTTTGGCTTTAGCTGTCAATCCGCCCACCAAATCATCCCACCAACCTTCATTTAATGATCTGAATGGATTGGTATCCATATTCTTAGTAAAAGCTTTGCATTCTGGCTTAAATCTTTTTTCATTATTTTGAATTTGATCTAATGCTTGACGAATGGTATTAACGGTGTTAGAATTACTACCGTTCGTTGATTGTTTTCGTTAATTTTCTTCTTTGAGGACATAAAATCCTTAACTTCCCAATAAAATTGTCTATCTTGTTTTTTATCCATGGCTGTAAAATATTTAGATTTTCATAAATACTTAAAAGGTATGAAAAAGCAGGTTCTCTTGCTAAATCAAGATAGTACACCGCTCAATATTATCACTATCTCTAAAGCTTTTAAGCTAGTTGCTAAAAATAAAGTTTGGATAGACGATTCACAAGAATGCTACGAGATAGCATCAATATCAAAAATTATTAAAATTCCAAAGATTTTAATATTAAAATATTACGTAAAATTGCCCTATAAAAGGGCTAGCGCAAATAGAAAAAATATACTTAGAAGAGACAACTATTGCTGTCAATACTGTGGTATTGACTTATGTGATAAAACTGCTACTTTGGATCATATTATTCCAAAATCCAAAGGTGGAGCGTCCAATTGGGTCAATCTTGTGACGGCATGCAAAGATTGCAATCTTTTTAAAGGAAACAAAAGCCTAAAAGAAGCAAAAATGCAACTTAAGTCAAAACCAAAAGAACCTTCTTATGGATTTTTGTTTGACCAGATGCTAATTAGTTTTAGGAAACCTTAATATGCCGAATTATTCATTTAAATGTGATTCTTGTGACCATTGTTTTGAGTTATTTTTAAAAATGAGCGAATCTGACACTCCATTAACGGAAAAGTGTCCAAATTGCAAAAAGAAAAAAGTAAAAAAAGATTGGTCGGAACAAAAAAATTCTATCGCAATGGATACTACTCTTTCACCAACCAAAGTAAATGGTGGCGCTTGGAAAGAGGTAATGGATAGAGTTAAGTCAAATGTTCCAAAAAGATTCCACGATAAACTTAACTATTCTTCATCAATGAATGGGGGGCGTTATGTTAGGTAACATCGCCTTCAAAATATAATAACTATCGATAACATCCGTAACCGGATTACTCAAAGTTTTCTGATCAAAGACCGACAAAAGATCGGTCTTTGTTTCTTTTGTGAAGGCTTCGTACATTGCCTGTTTGTCAGCATTACCTTTGCCCGTGGCGCATTTCTTTACTCTGGATGGCTCAATGATGGTCACTGGAATGGCAAGCTTATAGAGCTTATGCTTTAGGATTCCCATATTCTCAGCCAGATTAAATACCCGGCCTTTGGAACCAAATGAATACCCTTCTACGGCTATATCTGCAGCCCCTATACAAAGATTTGAAGCCCATTCCGATATGGTGTCAAACCTATCAACATCCAGAACATATTCCTGAAAAGATTCCCCAGTAATATTTGGAGCAATTTTATCAGCATATTTTTTGGTATTTGTCAGATAATAAAAGAAACAATTTTCAAATTTAAATTCTCTACGCTCATCATAAAGACAAAGGCAGGGACAAGTTATAGAGTAATCAATGCCGATTAACATATGGAACATATATATTTATACCTTGGTCAGAAGTGGTGGTTCCTTAGCAGTCTGATGAAATATACTTCGACCATTCCAAAAGGACTGCGTGGAATACCCACCACCTCTGCCTAAAATATTTATGTAAAAATTCCACCCTTGTGGGGTGGAATTTTTTATTTTATGCTCCTCCGACTGGATTTGAACCAGTGACCCGAGAGTTAACAGCTCTCTGCTCTACCAGCTGAGCTACAGAGGAAAGTAAATCAGACTATCTGACATCCACCTGCACTACAGGCAAACTCCTTTGCGGATTCAGTATTGTCTTCTGCCTCGTATTTAGACAGATCTTTAAAGTTAACTTTAACCTTAGGATGTGCTGAATAGGTTGCAGAATCAATCTGCTCAAAAGGTGCCTGAGCATAGGTGTGACTGTCACCACCGGGAAGGAACGAGATGCCTGTTGCGACATCAAAGTTTTCCCAGAGCCAGTTACCGACTTCAAGGAATTCAGAGTCCTTGTAGTTGACGGTGATTGATGGCTTGTGATGGCAGAAGTGCTCTTGATAAGTTTTCCACAGATCAAGATGGTCCAGTGCGCGAAGTTCCTCAGTGGTCATGGTTCCCTTTGGAGCCTTCATCGCAAACGTAAAGACGGCAGTAGAAGTTGGGTTGATGACATCATCCTCGCACGGGACGCCTTGATCCTTCATTAAATTGTACAGAGGATCTTTCTTGTCCAGACGAATTCTGCGGTAATAATAATCCGCATAGCGAGGATGCAGACCCGAGGCAGAGTCCACCAAACACGATGTAGTGCCTTCAGGCTTCACGCAAGTAACTGACTTGCTAGGATTGATTCCCAACTTCTCTGCCCACTTGAGATTCGTCGCAGTCGAATGATCACGAAGAGTCTCAAGAAGACGAACAAGCTTTGGCTTGCCTTCCAAACCACTGGTAAGCTTGTTGTCAAAAATACCTGTCATGGATACGCCAAGCAATCTTTCCTCTTCACAGTTCTTCTTCCACTCTGGACGAAGGTATGGGAAGTTGGTAAAGGTAGATTGAACAGTACCGATGATTGTAGCGATTTCAATCTTCTTCTTCAGTGTTGCGGCAGTATCGTCTTGACGAACTACGACTGTAGAAAGATTGCAAAATTCAAATGGTTTGAGAATGATCTCTGAGCATGGGTTTGTACCATATTCGCAGTCTGGATCGCGGCCAGACTTTGCAGCCTGTTCCTGTAGTGCCTTACGATTGATCATTCCACGCTCACCGCTGTGGCTGTTGTAGAGTGATGTCCATTCTTCAAGGAATTGTCCCATTGGGGGACGACCACGATAAACAGCAGAGTTGTTGGCATATGAACGGAAGCCAGCCTGCTCCCACCATGCACCACTCTTGCAGAGTGCCATCTCACGATCAGCAAGATCGCTCAACGAGATCATGGCAGAACGGCGAACGCCACCAACAATAACTGCGTTTGCAATAGCACAGCAAACATCGTGACATTCAAGAGCAGTCAATCTGCGCCCTTGTGCATTGTAGAATACTTTTACGACAAACTTGAATAGATTGTCTAGAGGAGCAGGCCCACTGGCACGACCGCCAAAGGTCTTGAGTCTTGCACCAGCAGGACGAATCTTGCTTAAATCCCATTTAACGTGACGACCCGCATAGAGGTGATCCATAATGAACTTGATTGCGTTGCCCCAACCTTCCTTGGAGTCCTCAACAACATAAGTTATATTGAAAGACTTTTCAATCTTGTTAGCAACTTGTGGAAGCTTATCGGTGTATTGACGTTCAACAGAATAACCAACGCCGGTTCCATTCATCAGAACTACAAAAAGTTCTGCAAATGATTCAAGAGAATCGATTGGTAGATAAGAACAATTGTACAAGCAAGTGTTATCATGATCCAATGCAGGACCAGCAGTCATTAGGCTGCGCATTGAAGGAAGAACTTCTAGATTGAGAATTGCTTCCTTGACATCAGGGCGTTCTGCAAGTTGTGGAACCTTACCCGTAAAATACTTCCACCATCGATCTACACATTCATCCCAAGTCTCACGACGATTTTGGTCGTTGAGCCAGCGAGAGTAGCGAGAGATGAAAATAAACGATTGAAATGGTGATAAAATTTCGGCCATAATTAAATTCCTAAGTGGGTGTTTTATTTAGTTGTTAGAGTCTGCCACGAAACCGGAAAAAGAGGAGCAATTAATTTATCAATTGCTTTTGCATATTCCTGAATTTCCCATTGGGCATGTGCGTCAATTCTCAAGTTATAAACGCGGGCAAATGCATAGAGAGAACCAGTCCACACAAATTCCGTATAAGTTCCTTGTGGCAATATTGAACGCGCCTGTTCAGGAGCAACACCATCAGCCAAAAGTTTATTGTAAAGATCCAAACATTCCTTTGCAACGCCATTATACTCCTGACGAAGTTTGATGCACGTATCCATATCTTCAATTGGACCACTGCTGCCTTGCTTGGCTCCATCAGTAGGAGAACTTCTCCACAGTGGGGTGTAGATCTCCGGTTCAAATGTAACATAACGGCGACTAACCTCATTCATTGTGAGGCCAATCTGATGCTTGCCCAATTGTGCACGAACAAAGATTGGGCACTTAATTCGAAGCGTGATCTGCGGATGGCAGAACGGAGTAAAGTGATTATGCTTTCCGAGATATTTAATTAACTTTGCATCACGTTCAGGAAGTTTTTTTCCTGTGATGTTTCCAGTCCAATGCTGTTCACCTTCCCAATAACTTTCTTTATTAAAAGAAACTCTTGCTGCATTAACAACACTCAGATCAGAGCCCATATAATCCACTAGATCGACGTGTCCGTGATCTAGGACAAAATACTTAGTCTGCTCCATTTTTATGTTCTGTATCTCTGTCATCCTTCTCATCCTCATCATTATCAACAAGTTCAATTGTAACACCAGTAACTTTAGTAAAGTCTGCAGCGTATTCACGCGCTCTATGCCAAAGTTCAGGATTCATTTCTTTTACATATTCTCCAAAACGTTGAACGAATATTAAATAAGCTTCGCTAGCTTTTAAAATATCTTCTTCAGACATGTCTTCATTATCTTTATTATTTTTATTCATTTTAAATTTTCTTCCAGTAAGTATACTTCATTTTAGCCTTTAGTCCAGAATAAACATTATTAATGATTAGTCGCATTACCAAATTTTGGCCATACACTTTAACCATATCATTAATGTCTTTCTTATCAATTTCGGGTGGCCAGATTACTACGTTTCTTCCAGCATCTATGTACTTTCCGACCAAAGTAACAATTTCTGTGTTGCGAGGCTCATTGTCAAAAATAAAAATTACTTTTGACTTTTGAATTTTTTCAGGCAATTCTTCAATCCAACCAGCACCTTGCATTGCAATTCCATTTGGAATAAACATGGAATCAATTGGTCCTTCAGTTACAAATACAGTGTCGTATGGATTTACTTTATCCAAATTGTACCAAAGGCGTTCTTGATTATCTGCCTTTAGTGTGATGTAGCGAATTGCAGGGTTTCCTTCGTCAAACGATCTTCCCTGAACTCCAATAAGTTTGCCATCTTCATCGTAAAATGGTATGACCAGTCTGGCTTCAGCCTTGCCTTCTCTATCAAAAGCTGACATGACTTTACTAAAATCAGAGCAGTAATAAAAATTACTATACTTTTCTTTCGGTATTTGTCTAGATTCAACATATTTTACTGCCTTGTGCTCATTATTTAGCAAGTCAATCCGCGTTCCAAGATCACTGAAAACCGGTTGTCGTTTTTCTGGTTTTTCAATTTTAATAGGTTCTGGGTTTTTATCTTTAAAAACTTCAAACGCATATTCTTTGCAGAGTGTCGGGCTAATAGACTCAAGAACACCATATAAATTACAGGCAAAACCGCAATTGTGACATTTGTATACATAATGACCTTTGTTCTCAAAAAAGTATCCCCTTGTCTTGGACTTATTCTTTTTTGAGTCACCACACTTAAAACATCTGCATGTGGCTAATGTTTCTTTCTTCCACTTAAACTTCTCAAGTGAACCAGAAACAAGATTTACAAACTTCTTGTCTATATATATGCTCACGCCGATTCCTCAAACGTCCAGTTCACAGCCTTGTTCTTTTTCTTTCCAAATTTTGGATTAAAAGACTGACCATCTGAACCAGATGCATATCCCTCTTCTTCTGTATTGTTGGCGTTGACAAGATTGTTGCTGGTGTTGTCCACATCATAGAATTTCATCTTTGACTTGTTTACACCAATCAAGAACTTTCTATTCTTGGTTAGATCGTTACCGCGATTCTTTAGTTGCTTGACCATCAATTGGCCAGCTTCGGCAAGTTCTTCGTTCTCAATAAGAGCAAAGAAGAAATCCGCAGTCTGTGGCAAACCAAAGCTTTCCGATGTATCTGTCATCTCCATGTCACTGCTCTTCGCACCTTCGCGGTTTACCTGAGTAGCAGTCCACAGAGGAACATTAAATTGTTTGGCCAAACCACGCAACTCTTCAGCGATTCCCTTTACATAGGTATAGCTATTCATTCCGTTGCCTAGTTTGAATCTTGCACAAGAACAAATATTCAAGTAGTCTACAAAGATTACATCGGGTGTAAACTTCTTCTTGATCTTTAACTCTTCCATCAAGTTGCGGAAGTGTGTCACGTTTGCTGCAGCAGTTGGGTATTCTTTAATAATCAACTTTCCACGGCAAATCTTCTTTAGGTTGTCCACTTTGCTTTCGTATTGAGTAAGAGGCATTTGCTCAAGAATATGCATATCCGTATCAAGAAGGTTTGCATCAATTCGTTTTGCAATTTCTTCTTCTGCCATCTCAAGAGTAATGTAAAGAACATTCATATTCTGTGCTAAACATGCTGCTGCATGGTGACACAAGAATGCACTTTTACCTACACCCGATGCTGCCATAACAACGTTCAGTGTTTTCTTGCGAGTACCACCCCGTGTGATCTTGTTGAACATTTCCAGATCGAAGCCAATTTTTTCTTCAACTCTATGGTAGTATTCATAACGCTCATCAACGTCCTCAAGAAAATCGTGCCCTACTCTGGTATCGAATGATACCGAAAGAGCCTTTGACATAATCTCTGGGATAGCATTTTGAGTCTTTTCTTTATCCTTGCCCTCAATGATACCAATGGATTCCATGATACCATTATAAATGGCTTTTTCCTTGCAGAACTTTTCAGTCTGCTCAACAAGCCAAACAGTATCTGATTTCTCCCCTTCCTTGAACATATCATCGGATATGGAAACACACTTCTTGAATTCAATTTCTCCAAGAGAGGTTTCATTTTCAAGCGATACCAATATGGCATCTTTGGTTGGAAGGCTGTTGTATTTAAGAATAAACTTAGATACAATGTTAAAGACAGTCTTTTCCGACTTGTCCTGAAAGTATGCTTCCTGAAGGAAGGGTACAACCTTCCTTGAATAGTCCTCGTTCAAAACGAGGTTTTTCAAGATTACTGATTCCATT